AATGGAAATGTGGTCAAAACAGCAAAAATAGCGGCCGCCCACTTGACAGAGAACCCAAAATATTATACATTACTGAAGAAGTATGTGGAGAAATAAAATGAGTATTCGCTTTAGAGATTTAATCAAAGAAGATACATCAATGGTATCTCGCCGTGTAGACTTAACCAGAGTCGAAGTTGTTCTTGAAGATTTAGCATCAAAGTTGTCAGAAAAAGAACAAAAGAAACTTGCTGAAATCTATGTTGAATTAAAAGAATTAGCAGAAAGTCTTAATATGACTCCATATACCATTTTCAATCACGACCACTGGAAGTTATTGAATATGATATTAGCAGGAAAGGTCGCAGAATTCAAACTCGTTGCGGAAGATATCGCAGAAGAAAATAAAGATGTTGATTGCTGGCCATTGGCAAAGGCAATCGACACCATTCTCATTTAAGTGAGGGGTTATGGCAGATACTAGTATTTACGGCCGCCTACGGAGACTGTTTTCAACAAACACAGTTGTCCGAAATGTAGGTGGAAAACGACTTAAAGTAGCCGACACGGATAACGTTCAATCCTTTATTAATCGTAGAGGTATTGACCGTTATCATCGTGTTTATTCATCGATGACCGGTGGATACGGGTCATCTTATGGTCGATATGAATCTGCGGCAGCGTTCCAAGGTTCACGGTTACAATTGTTCCGTGATTACGATATGATGGATAATGACCCAATCATTTCATCGGTGATGGACATTTACGCTGATGAATCCACCGTTAAGGATGAATTTGGTCAAGTACTTAGTATCCGTTCTAAAAACCAACAAATTCAAGATATTCTCCATAACTTATTCTACGACATCCTTAACGTAGAATTTAACCTCTGGCCGTGGGTCAGAAATATGGTTAAGTATGGGGATTTCTTTTTATTCCTTGACATCGATGAACAATATGGTGTTGTTAACGTCATCCCATTATCGGTATACGAAACTATTCGTATTGAAGGACAAGACCCCGGCAATCCGTTCTCTGTCAAATTTAAAGTTGAAAATGATTTCTTAAATCTCGGTAAAACTGAATTTGACAATTACGAAGTCGCACACTTCCGACTCCTTTCGGATACCAATTTCCTTCCATATGGTAAGGCAATGATTGAAGGAGGTCGTCGTATCTGGAAGCAACTTCAATTGATGGAAGATGCGATGTTGATTCATCGTATCATGCGCGCACCAGATAAGCGTAAAGTGTTAGTCGATATCGGAAATATCCCACCTGCGGAAATTGATACACATATGCAACGTATTATTGACCGTATGAAGAAAGTTCCATTAATGGACCCAAAGACCGGTGATTATAATCTTCGTTATAATATGATGAACATCACGGAAGATTTTTATCTTCCGGTTCGTGGTAAGGATTCTGGAACCGATATTACCAATCTTCCAGGTCTTCAATTCAACGCTATTGAAGACATCGAATATCTCCGTAACAAGTTGATGGCAGCATTCAAAGTACCGAAGTCATTCTTGGGGTACGAAGAAGATAATAGTGGTAAGGCATCATTGGCAGCACAAGACGTTCGGTTTGCGCGTACCATTGAACGTATCCAACGTATTATGGTGTCAGAACTCACCAAGATTGCAATCATCCATTTGTATGTCCAAGGATATACGGACGAAGAATTAATTGATTTTGAAATTGAAATGTCCAGCCCATCGGTCATCTTCGAACAAGAAAAATTGAATTTATGGAAGGAAAAAATTCAATTATCAAAGGATATCGCGGATAGTAAGTTCTTATCACGTGATTGGGTTTACCACAATATTCTCAATATATCAAGTGATGATTTGCAAGAAGAGAAAAAGAAAGTTGAAGAAGATGTTGTAATGATAGCAAAAATGGACGCAGCAGCGCAGCAAGCAGCGCAACCAGAACAGCCGGCTGAAGCACCGACTGAACAACCACCGGAAGCAGCTCCAGCACAAGAAACCGAACCAGTTGATGACGTTGACCAAATTTTAGCATCACTTGAAGATACTCCAACCGAAGAAGAAGGTGGAGATGAAGCTGAGTTAGAAGAAGCTAAGATGGGCCGCCCTCGTACTGGTGCGTCATATGGGCAAGATAGTCACCCACGGGGTCGTGACCCATTAGGACATAAAGAAAATATGGATGCTTTAAGAGGACGGATTCAACGAAGAGCGCCAAGTAAAAAGTCGCCTTTATCATTAGAACGGGCAGAAGTTTCTAATTTAATCAAACAATTAAAACAACATAAAGTTGAGCAAGCTCAATCTAGTATATTAAACGAAGAAAACATCTTAGATACCGAATAAAACTAACATACTAAGAAAATTCTAACTATTTAATATATGGTGGGATACACATTCACTTTGTCGGATATTTTTTATGAAATCTAGTATCAAACATAATAAGTTGAGAAACACCGGCATTTTGTTTGAACTCCTAGTACGTCAAATTACTGCTGACGTAATGGACAACAAACAAAATGGGGTCGCCGTCAAGTTAATGCGTGAATTCTTTAATACAAAGAAGGAATTGGGAAAAGAATTGATGCTATACAGAGCGTTCTTTAATGTACAAAATTTATCAGAACAAAAAGCATTCCAACTTCTTAAGCTAGTTACAGAACAACGTAAACAACTTGACCAACGCATACTTAATACTGAAAAATACCTTTTAATTAAAGAAATCAAAAAGAATTTTGATTTAAAGGAATTTTTCGCAGCTCGTATCCCATCATACAAGATTTACGCTTCCATTTATAAAACCTTCGACGCGTCAGTAAATGGGTTAAACGAGGTTACTACAATAGAAGAATTGGCAAGTAGTCAATTCACCATCGTAGAACATTTATCTGGGAAATCGTTAAATAAAGAAATTAAAGAGAACAATGAATTAGCGAACATCATTCGTAGTCAAGATGATGACATTCGCTATTTGTCATATAAGATATTAATTGAACGTTTTAATGAAAAGTACAAGGGATTGGATGAAGCCCAAAAGAAGTTACTCCAAGAATATATCCTTAATATTTCTAATACTTCAAAGTTAAAAACATATACACAGACGGAAAGTCGTCGGTTGGCAAAGGAAATTACACAACATTCCAAAAAGGTTGCTGACAAAGTTGTACGCATCAAGTTAGCAGAAGTAATTTCCCAATTACATAAAGTACAAACCACCAACGTTATCAAAGAAAATCATATGACCGCAATGTTAATCGGGTATGAAATTCTCAAGGAGCTTAAGTCCATATGACCAACGAAGAAAAACTCCGTGAACTGATTCGTAAGATTATCCAAGAAGAACTACAAGGACTTGAAGAAATCAGTACATCCGCCGGTGCAGGGGCATACTTAACTCCGATGGCATTCCGTGGTAACAAGCAAAAGAATGTCGCAAAAATGCGTAATGTGGCCACCCAAATGGGATATACATTATCTAAACGTGGGGAAAAAGAATTAACACGTCCCGCAGATAAAATGGAAAATCTCACAGAAGCAAAGATGAAATATCACGAATATAAGAATGACACTAAAATGACTCCGCATCAAAAGATTGCAAAAGCCATTTCAGAGGTCAACAAGAATTTAGCAGAAATGGAACGAGTCATTAAAATGAATTCACGGTTACAAAGTGAAACTGGAATTTCCAGTGAAGCATTGTGGAAGCGTACTCAAAACAGTTTAATTAAGCTGGAAGCACGTTTGGTAAGTATGGCCGGTAAAGTCCGTGAAATCAGAGGAAAGTAATATGAAAAACCTATTGGTCGAATATAATGTCATTGAATATGGAAAGGAATTATTAACAGAAGCGGCCGACGTTACTAAGCCGTTGATGTTAAAAAATGTTCTTCTTCAACGTGCAGAAGCAAAAAACCAAAACGGTCGTGTCTATCCTATGGAAGTTTTACAACGTGAAGCTGGACTATACAAAGAAAACTTCGTTGTACAACGGCGTGCACTAGGCGAACTTGACCACCCAGAAAGCCCCGTAGTTAACTTAAAAAATGTATGTTGTAATGTCACGGAACTTTGGTTTGAAGGAAAAGATGTTCGTGGTAACATCGAAATTCTTTCCACACCATCTGGTAATATCGTCCGTGAACTTATTAAGAACAACATTCGTCTTGGTGTATCATCTAGAGGTATGGGTTCTGTTCGTCAAATGGGCGAAAGTACAGTAGAAGTCCAAGACGATTTTAACCTTATCTGCTTTGATATTGTTAGTAACCCGAGTACTCACGGCGCATTCATCAATGAAAGTAAGAGTTCACAAATCATTACTCCATATTCACGTATCGATTCACTCATCTACGATTTCCTCAGTGAAATAAAATGAAATTAGCGAAGGAATTTGTTAAATTTACGGTCAAAGAGTTAGGATTAAAGTCATTACCCAAGAGCATTAAGTTCGAAGGTGATGATTATTCTGCTCAACATTTGACTTTCGGAACATACAATCCTTCTACAGATGAAATTGTCGTGGTCAAAGGACAACGGCATCCCATCGATGTATTACGTACATTGGCTCACGAATTAGTACATCACAAGCAACGTGAAGATGGTCAAGAATTAAATGGTGAAGACGGGTCAAGTACCGAAAACGAAGCAAATGCAAAAGCTGGTGAATTGATGAGAAAGTTTAGAACAGTTCGTCCAGAAATATTTAATGTAGGTCCGTGGGGATTTCATACCAATATGGAAAATAAAATGGAACAAATCCTTACTATTGCAAAAACAGGAATACCACAGAAGATAGATGAGCAATATATTGATGGTTATAATGCAAAACTGTTGGTCACAGTGATGCATAAACTATCTCCAGAAAACAAACAAAAATTTGTCAACGAATCCATAGATAAGATGATTGCCGTTGCATATAAAATGGTCACACACTAGGAGGTTGTATGTACGTTGAAGTTAAAGGTGATAAACAGGTTGACTTAGATAGAGCATTGCAACAATTCACAAAGCAAGTTAAAAAAGCTGAATTGATGGATGATTTGAAAAAGAAGGAATTTTACTTAAAACGGTCCAAGCGACTTGAAAAGAAACGTCAAGATGCTCTTCGCCGCAGAAAGCGTGAAGAAAGTAAGGCGCAGAAAAAACAGAATAATACATTCTAGTTAAAAAATGAAGTTTTTAGAAAAACAGTAATATATATTTAATAGTACACCTCTATTGGGGTGTGATTTTTGTTATACCTATACCTAATAATGACTTGAATAGTCATTCTATCTCATTAGGAGAGAATTTATTATGGCAAAGTTTGAATTTACGAACAAACTTTTAAAGGAAGCCATCGCAGATGCAGAAGCAGTTCGTCAAACTGCAATCGAAAATGCAAAGCTTTCATTGGAAGAAACGTTCACACCCCAAATTAAGTCTATGATTTCTCGTAGACTTCGTGCTGAAGCAGAAGGCATGGAACCAGAAGAAGATGAAAAGGAAATGGAAAAGAAGGAAGCTCCAGAAGCTGAAAAGTCAGCACCAGCTGCTCCAAAGATGGAAACCGCAACGGAAGTTCCACACGAAGAAGCAGAAGGCGAATCCAAGTCATCAGAAGTTCCAATGGATACTTCAGATATCGGCGCAGGTGATAATAAGGAACCATCAGAAGAAGCAGAAGATTCTTCTGAAATTGGAGATGGGCCGGAATCACAACATGATGGTGAAGAAGGTTGGTACGAAGATTGGACAGAAAGTGATTTTGACCTTGATGAAGTAATCAAGGAATTAGAAGAAGATATGAAGAACATGTCTGGAGAAGAAATGGATGATGAAGCCGAAGAAATGGCAGATGAAGCATATCCAGACGAAAATCCAGAAGCTGGAGTAGTTAAGCCAGAAATTCCAGCAGATTCATCGGACATTGGCACTAAGGAAGAAGGTGCTGAAATGGCAGCTGATGTCAATGCGTTTGTCACCGACCCATCTGAACCAAAGATGGAAGGTGAAGAAGAAATGAAAGGTCACGAAGAAGAAGGTGAAGAAGAACTTGATTTAGAAGTAATTCTCAGAGAATTGGAAGCCGAAGATGAAAAAGAAAAGGCATCATCCGAAAAAATGGCTTCACTTGAGAAAGAACTTGCAGAATATCGTCAGGCTGTTCAGCTCCTACGAGGCAAGCTACACGAAGTCAATCTTCTCAACGCAAAATTGTTGTTCACCAACAAAATCTTCCGTAAGGAAGGTTTGACGAACGAACAAA